TGCTGTTAAAATACAAATCGCCAGCATTTAGCGGATCACCATCATTGTCCGTTGTTGGATCAGATGTTTTGCTGCCAAGGTAAGTATCGTCAAAGTTATCAAAAGCAGACGCCGCAGATGCAGCCGATGCAGCCGCCGCAGTCTGTGATGCTGCCGCAGCCGATGCAGAAGTCGCCGCATTTGTCGCAGATGTTGCCGCATTTGTTTCACTGGTAGACGCATTTGTTTCTGACGTTGCTGCGTTAGTTGCAGATGTTGCCGCCGCAGACGCTTGAGTTGTTGCAGTTGTTGCGGCAGTTGATGCAGTCGTGGCGGATGTAGATGCAGAAGATGCAGACGTTGCCGCGTTTGTTTCCGATGTTGCGGCAGCGCTTTCAGATGCAGCCGCAGCCGTCTCACTTGCTGCCGCAGCCGTTGCCGATGAAGCAGCATTTGTCTCAGACGTTGAGGCATTGCCCTCAGATGCAGCCGCAGCCGTGGCAGAGCTTGCCGCATTGGTTGCCTGAGTGGACGCAGTTGTTGCGCTTGTTGCGGCATTGCTTTCAGATGTAGCCGCATTGCTTTCGCTCGCTGCCGCAGCCGTGGCAGAGCTTGCCGCAGCCGTTGCGCTTGCCGCTGCCGCAGATGCAGATGTAGACACAGATGCAGCGTCAACAATCAAATCATACTTCGCGCTGTTGGCGTTTGTTGTTAGCGGCTCCGATCCGCTAGATGTATGCGCTGTATTTACAATGAAGACATTACTAGTGCTTGTGTCTTTAACTAAGTCGCGCGGTTGATATGCAGTTGCTGTAGCCCAATTGCCGCGAAATGTGCCGATCTCTTGCGTAACAGAAATGTCTCCGCTGCCATCAAAAGCAAACACTTTATTTGCACGATCTGCCGCAGATACAGTAAACTCTGTTGATGTAATCGTATTTGTCTTAGACGCTTTAAGCGCACGGTCTAGCTCTTCGCTGTGCGTCTGCACCATAAACGTCAGTTTGTCTAAAGCTTCTTCCATACTTTCCGCAGGGAAAGGATCATTCGGGACAAGATCCAACCCTTGCGTCAATGGCTGCTCACGCAGGATCGTTAGAGTTTCACCAGTAGCAGGAGCAGTCACCATTGTTACATTGCCACCACCTGCGTTGCCAACCCCCGACACAGTGTAATGCGTTGTGATGGTTTGAGTGGTTTCTGTACCCGTGCTGCTACGCAGAATGACTGTCAGATCATCTTCATCAAAGATCTTAAAGCTATACGCAAAGACAGTTGTAGAGCTATCTCCGTTAAAGCTTACTTTGTTTGTACTACTGGTTACTGTCATTGCATATCCTCAAACAAGATCTTTTTAACATGATTTTGCCTCTTTGAACAGTCATCTAAAGCCACCACCTACAGATACAACACTAGAAGGTGGAAGCCAAAACTCTTGATCATTTTCCCGTTTGATCCGTTTTTCCATACGAGACAAGTATCCCGGATTTATCGTTTCTTGCAATTGATACCAAATCATATAATCCATTGCTTGCTTCGTGTAAAACAAATTGGCAAAAGGCGTATTGCTTTTTGCAAACCGAATAAAATCACCCCGAACATCTTCGTCGCCTGTTAAAAGCTGATCTCTGGAACGTAAAACTAAATCAATAGCATCCGTTGCGGTTGAAATGCCCGGACCAATAAAAGTATCAAGCGTCCCGCCCCCAAATCTGTTTGCTTGACCAAAAAGAAAATCGCCGTAAATACCTATTCCACCACCCTGTAAGGCTGCGGCAATAAGTGTTTCTGCAGAAGGCGGGCGAGGCTCACGTCCTTTTGCAACCTCTTTTGCTTGCATTACAAAATAACCTAACGCCCACGACCCAACAATTGTATTAATTAAACCAAGATTTCCGCCTACACCCCGCGCAAAAATATCTCGTTTTCTTTTAACGCCAGTACCATAAATTTGACGCCCAAGATTTTTAGTTAAACCGAGAACGCCAAAAGACTTAAACTGCGCTACAAATCTAATAGCTTCGCCACCAAATGTTCCGGGACGATAACCTTGACGCAATATTGCTCTTTCTCTTGCACCCGGAGAAGGTACAGAAAAGTTTGCTTCATTTGTTAAAAGATTAAAAACATTTTCTCTTACAGTTTCATCCGGTATTTCACCCGGAACAATGTAATCACGACCATCTGGGCCTTTTTTTACGCCCTTCCGAACAGCTTCCCACTTTGGTGCATCAATCCCATAAACACCAAGAAGACGTTGCAGATCTGGGGCAAGCTTATCAAAACGCTTTCCAGCCTCGCGTCCTAAGTCATTAGCAATCATAAGCGTTACGCCGCGCTTGTTTGCTTCAGTCCAAGGCTGCAACAAGTTAAGCTTAAAAAAAGCATTTAGATATTTTGACGTTCGACCCGGAATATCGTCAGAGGCATTAAAGCGAGACATAAAGTCTCCAATTTGTGCCTCAAATCCAACGCCTAACCGATCCGCAAAATCTCGTTTTTCTTTTCCACCCATACCCTTAAATACGGCTGAAAAGCTATCCCCCCAAGCTTGTGCAAGGCTGCGGCCTTGATACATGCGGTTTGATGCCATAAACGCCACATCACTAAATGCCGAAATAGCCGCGCCGCCAAGCTTTGCCATTGTTTGAATGGCGCGATACCCGTGCATCAAACGCGCAAGTGGTGTATGTGATCCAATGTTTATATCGCCAGTAACTTCATCAAGCATTGATTTAAAGTTAAGAAGAGTTCCTTCACGCTTTAATTGCTTTACCTTTGTTGCATCTGATCTGTGCTTATCAAGTAATCTTTTTTGCACACGCTCAAACATAGCTTCTGGATTTGTACCAAGCTGCTCCATTAAAGCTGTAGAGCGAATAGACGCTTGCAAATCTTGCACAAATGCTTCACGCAATGATGCTTTTCCAAATTCTTGATCATAATTGTACCAAGTGTCTGCGTCTTTAAATGTAAATACAGATGATGCACTGCGCGATTTTGCAACATTCTTTGGGCCTGTAAATGCTTTGCCTATCTCAGAACGATCTGTGGATAACCGCACACCTGTAGTAATTGCATCATAAGATCTTTCAAGAAACGCACGACGAGCTTCACTTGTTGCATTAGCAAACTCACCATCAGCAGTCTTAGACCACTCAAGACGCCCCCCTTCCATCATGTAATTAACCCAAGCATTTTTGCCTACTTTGGTCATTCTGCGTGGATCGTGGCTTGCACGAACAACACGGCCTTCTTTTAATCGTATATATGCGCCAGCTTTGTTTTCACGCTGCAATGCTGCACGTTGATATTTTTGCATAATTTTTGCAATTGCTTGCGCATCAGCACTTGCATTAATATCAGGCAAAGGATTTTTTCTGTTTAAATTAGACAATGCTCTGGCAACTTCACGCTCAAAATCACCGCTCATTTTATTAAACTTTGTAAGCAAATCCCCCTTGCGTAAATCAGCAACCATACCGCCAAAATACTGACCGCCTATGGCATTCATCAAACTATCAACGGAACGCTGCGCATTTTGAAATGGAGCATTAACGCCAACAAGAAGAGCTTCTAGCGCCAAAGACGGATTGCCGACCATATCATCTGCTTCTTTTGCCATCGCCATAATTCTTTTTTCAGTAAGAATATTTATGTAACGATTGCGCCGCTCTATCTTTTTTGCCAATTCAGCTTCTTTTACAAGAAATGTGCCGCGCTCAAAAATATCATCTTCTACCGAACTCAACCCGCTTTCAGCTTTTCTGCTTGTTTTAACAGATTGCAAATCCGCAATAATCTCTTCTAACGTTTCATCGCTTAATCGACCATTGTTTGCGTCATCTATAAGTTTTAAACAATCAGCCATTATGCCCTCGCAGTACAGATTGCGGCAACTTGCACAAGGTCAATATAAGCATCTATTGTTTCATCAACCTCGCGCAATCCTGCAATTAATTCTAAATCATCTTTTGTTAGCTCTCCCGCATCTTCTAGCTGACGCAAGATTGCCTCATTCTGAGCCAACTCATTTTCAAAATCAAACTGATCTTGGATTGTTGGAAGCGCAGCATCAATTTCTTCAGCCGCATCAAAATCAGCTCCAACATCGCTTCTTGGATTTGCGCCATAACGCGCCAAAACTTCCGCTTCAGCTTCATATAACTTTACTTGTATTTGCTCTGTTGCAATTTCAATGTCATCCCCTGTCCTTGCCATATAATCAGAGATAATCGCAACCTCTTCATCGCTTACATCACGTCCGGTTAACTCCGTAACATGCTGACGAATGGCTTCACGATTTGCCATTTCAGCCTCAAAATCATCTCGCGCTTGTGTAACAGATCGCCATAACTCAGCATCAGCTTGATCTTGTGCAGCAAAGTGATACCTGCCGGCGGATGTATCACGCAACTTTTCTACTAGCTCATTTGGATCTCGCTTAGACAAAAATCCGGCTTGAAAGGCATAATCTGCCATTTCATCTAAATTAACGCCATCTGGATTGCTAATTCCATTTATATAAGTATTTCCGCGATAATATCCACGCACACCTTTTACATCAAAACTTTTTAATTCGCCCCTAAATGTTTCATCAGCATCATTGATCCCACCGCGATCACGAACAAACTGCCCTAAATCCATAGGCCGCTTCATAGCTTTAGGCATTACAGGGGAAACATCTATAGCATGATCAGATACAAATTGATTAAGAGCGGTACGCGCCACGTTGTAACCGCCAAGTACGTTATGCTCTTGAAGCACACGTTGTTTTGCCAATTCAACTTTGGCAAGCGCCTCTTTTTCGCTTATCTTAGGTGGCTCTGCCAATGCAGCACGAGGTGCAAGGTCTTCTGGCACATCGGCTTCGCTTAAAATAGAACCATAATCTATTTTTGGTTTTGCAAAAACACCTTCAACTGTGCGTATGCCACTGCCAAGAAATGTTCCGACCCCAATGTTTAATAACGCCTCGCCCATACTGTAATCAAGTTGTTGCTGTTTAGACAGGCCATAATATAAAGGCTCTGTTAGCAACGAACCAGCCAACCCTTCCCCTGCGCCAATCATTGCCCTACCGCGAAATCGACCAAATCGAGCAACTGCCGCAGCTCTTCGCGCTTGCCCAAAGTAAGGGATAAATGATGCAGCAAGTTCAATTGGATCTGTCGCAGCCGCAACTAATGAACCTGCAAATAATCCGCTGTATCCAGCAACCCCGTTTAAACCTTTTTCTATAATGGCATTTCGCACGATTTCTTCACGTTTGTTTTTGTAAAGTAACTCAGCATTTTCTCTTGATACAGGCCGATCAAAAGTTAATATGTCGCCGAACTCTTGATTTAGCACGTCTATTGATAATAAACGCCCATCTTGAACCATTTTTTTAACTTGAAGATCAATAGTTGCAGATCGGTTTCCTTCAATTTCCTCAAGCTCAGATCGTATTTGCTCACGTTTTATTTCATCAGTTTCTATATAAAGATTATCTTGAAGGTCTTTAAATCTAGTAAGTGCTTGATCTCCTTCTCTAAATATATCGGCACGCTCTTCTGGAGATAAATTTTTAAAAATGTCTTGAGATAACTTCAAAGCATTTGAAGTTAAATCTGTAACAGTAGGCGCAGAAGCAGCTTGTTTAAATATCTCAAAAGCACTTACCGAAAGATCGGCAAAGCCAGTTGCGCGAATGACCGCACTATCTTGAGCTAATGGACGTGGACGCATACACTTTACCTACTTTGCTAACAACAAACCCTTACGTTGCAAGAAATTACGGAACCTAAATTCAATTTGCTTGGCTGGCATGTCCTTTAAAAGCTCGCCACGTTCCGATTTAAATTCTTCGTATTCAGTTGGATAATCATCTGCTAAGGCTGGCTTTCTTGTTTCGGGAATTTCTTCACCCGGCTCTACTATTGTTTCTGTAGTAAACTTTGTAATAGTTTCTTCTTCATTAAGATTAATTACTTTATTTTCTTCAACCGCTGTTTCAAATTTTCTAAAATTAAAGTCTTGAAGATCTTTAAATTTTATTTCAAATCTCCTCGGATCAGCAGTATCGGTCAGCGCAGGGATAAACGCACCGTTTAGATTGTAATGCAAAACCACACCATCGCCTGTGCTATTGTTTAACCAAACACCATTTGTCGTTAAAGATGCTGATGAAACAGCAAGATTTTCAAATTCTCCATAGCGAGGATCTGCCAATGGAATAAGGTCGAAACGCGCTAAAATATCTGCCCCTAAAAATTTACCTGCAGCATCCTCAATATCGTCAGCATTAAATTCTGTTGGGATAATAAATCCTTGACCGTTTATGCTTGCAATATTGCCAACAAAAATATCCGAAATGGCCTTTTCAACGGCTTTGTCAGTGCTAATTCCGCTTCTAATGTAGCTATAAGAAAGCCGCTCAATCATATCAGTCTGCTCGTTAAGCAATCTAATTGAAGCATCGCCATCGCCACCAGTTACATATGCTTGACTATAATCTTGATAATCAGAATTATTAGAAATTAATTGCGAAACACTTGCCGACCCAGATGTTACAGAAGATGGCAAGGTTTCTTTTATTTGCGCTGTAGTCAAATCTTTTAATTCAATTAAACGTTTTTGAACCGCTGGATCAGAGATGTACATGGATTGAATATAATACGTGCTAAGTCCCGCACGATTTAAGTTATTCAAAACAATCTGCGCATCTTTTTGATCAAGTTGACTTGTAATCGCTTGCAGATAAGCAACGCCATCGGGACCAGCGATTTCTTCCATATAAGAAACAATATTTGTAACTTCTGCTTTGGAAAATACAGGTGTAAAATCCAAATCATTTAATGCCTTTATCTTACGCCCCTGCTCTATTCTATTTATAAGCTGAGACGGATCACTTTGAATGGCTTGCACAGAAGTATCTATTGGCTCTATCTTGATTTGATCCATTTTGGTCACAGAAGCCCACGCAATCGGATCGCCATCTTGAGACATTGCATTGGTAAGCTTGTCTTTAATGTTTATCGCCATCTTTAAACTAGACAACTCTTTTTCAGTGTCTGCCACTCCCTCAATGCCAAAACCGTCTCTGCCCTTGCGATATTTAGCAATTATTGCATCAATATTATTTAAAGTAGCTCTTTCATATATTCCTTTTTGTTCCTCCAAAGTTTCTGCAAATTTGAGTACATCTTGACTGTGCTCTATATCTTGTTCACCAGAAAAATTAACTCGAATTTTATCAGAGAATTTTAAAAGATTTTCCATATCATCATATGTGAATATTTCCCCCCTTTCCATTCGGTCTATAAGCGCATTTGTTTTAACTTGAAAATCATTAAAATTTGCTTCTGCAATTTTTGCTTGTGTTATTTCAGATGTGGTCTTTCCTTCAATGAAAATCTGATCACCACCAACAGATCGAAGAATTGCAACTTGATCGCTGGGATCTAATTTGCTTAACAAACCAACCATATACGCAGCTTGCGGTGACGTTAGATCCTTTTGTTTAGTTTTATCACGTAAAGCAGCCCTGACCTCATCAACAAAAGAAATGCCGCTTTCAGCTGCGTTTGCATTTTTTTCAAGTGCTAACCGAGCGCCTTCTTTTAGCATGGCAAGTTGTTGTTTAGTTAAAATGTCGTAATTACCAGCTTGTATTTTGGCAAGTCTGTTTGTATCTTGTTCAACCTCTGAAAAAACAAACTGCAATTGTGCAAGGTCAGTGCCATTGGCAATTTCCCTTACGCCATTTTGAAGCTTTCTAACTCTATTTTGTTCAGCCGCAATTTGAATGCGCCGATCAATTCCATCTCGCAATGCAAATCTATTTTGAAGCTCTAGCTGACCAAACCTTGAATTAAACTGTTGAAGCGCATACCTATCGCGCCCCACTTTATCTAACAAAGAATTTTTTAATTCTTGTGTTTCGCGCGTCCAAATCGGATCGTCACCGTCTAATACATTATGATAATTAGGAGCTTTTTCTAATTCTTTTCTGCGTTCACGCAATGCCTCTTGAGCATCAAGCAAAGCTTCGTTTAAATTATTTTCTGTTTCAATCTTATATCTTACTTTTGCATACTCATTTGCGGACTCAGCAAGCGCCAATGCTGGAGCAGCTTTAGCCTCTTCCGCAGCCATAACTTGTTGAATGCTTTGACGCGCACGAATAGAGCGCCCCGGCGCTTCTCTTGTAACCCTGCCTTCAGCCGTGTAAACTGGTATTCTCATCAAGCTGCTCCTATGTTATCAAAAAATCCAGTTTCATAGGCAGTCCTCGCTGCCTTCCCAGCGCTTGAAATAAGGGAAGCAGTTCCTTGCGCTCTTGCTGAAGCAGCCGCCATACCACCTTCCATGCGAGAAAGCTCTGCATTTAACCTAGCTTCTTCCTGAGCGTCACTAATCTGCATGTTGGCAATTTCATTGTTAAACTCATTCACAGAAAGCTGATAATCAAACTCTCTTGCGTTTTGCCTTAAGACATTCAACGGTGTCCCAACACTCATGTCAAAGCCAGCGAACCCCGTACTTGCTCTCAGTTTACCCTGTACATCCCTTTCAAAAACATCCCTTGCTCTCTTTTGATCAATTGCAAACTGCGCATTTAGAATGCCGCGCTGCCTTTCAAATAAATCAATATCGCGCTCAATGATCTTTGCATTAAATTCACCAGCGCGTTGCGCAGCCCGTGCCGCTTTGTCACTAGCGCTCTTCGCCTTCGCGCCTTGGTATAATGTTGTTCCGATTTGAACAGCGGCTAATGCAGATTTAAAAACACCCATATCAGCCCCCTATGTACTTTCGGAAAATGTTTTCGGAATGCTCAAAACCTAAACGTACTAAAAGCCTATCAAACGGTTTGTGCGTTTTTACATTTATGTGCATCACAGAAACACCAACATCTTTTAAATCGCGCTCGGCAAACTTAATTAGCCGCCAAGCGTTAAACCCTTTCCGGCTCTTAGGATTTATATATATCAGATCATTAAGGGCAAAGATATGGTCTTTATAGTGTAAGTCACGCATTGCAATCATGGCGAAGTAGCCAGCCAAAAAACCGTTCTCTCGCATGGTATAGAAATGCAGCAAGTTTGCATCCTCTAATGCTTGGTACATATCCCAATCTGGGCCAAGCTCAATCTTGTCCTTACTAAGAGCAATCTCATTGTAATGATCGACAAACATTGGCTCTAGCTCTTTTTTTGCTTCCATGAAGCTTTCTTTTGCGTACTCAATCATATGTCAAACGTGTTCATTCGTGGGAAGAACGCAAGCACAGAAATCGGCAAAGGCTGGTTCTGTCTCACATAAATCCGGTCATCATCATCAAAGCCGCCTTCAAACTCAATGTTTTTGTCGCCAGTAAACAAAGGCACAGCCTCGTCCATAGCCATTGAGCTATCTCTAAACGGTATGCGGTCTATCTCACCACTGTCATTGCCAACCTCAATGCCAACAGTTTCATACAGTCGTAAAGTAATCCCGTGGATGCGCTTGGGTTTGCCCTGACTTGTGCCATCCACAGATCCGCTTTCAATGCGCAGCGTTTGCAAGTTGCTTACAAAGTTATATCCTGCCACCGCACTTGTAGACGAAAAGTCTAAAGCCACTGCCGCAGAGCTTACAGTCTTATCTGGATGGCTTGCACCATTTGCCAAAATCGCTACGCTTTCACCTTCCAAGTGATATAATCCGCTAAGAGAAGATGTTGCGCCGCCACTATAAGACAATCCGCTATCTACAAAAAACGCTGTAGTTGTATCATTCCCAAAATCAAACAACTTCATTTTTTCAACATATCTGCGCGTTACGCTTTGGATCGTGCGCTTTACAACCATAAACAATTCGTCTTCGCCCGTGTCTGTAGGCAAAGTAGCAATGCTTTCAACCACTGCCTGACCGCCGCCGAATGCACCGCCAATAACATGCTTGTGCCATGCAACAACTTCTTCTTCTCTGCGATATGTTAGCCCTAAGAGCGTCCCATCTGCCCGTATAGCCCAGATAACACTATCCGGCTCTTGCTGGTATGCAAACTGATTTATGCCGCCCTCAGTGATATGCTCTGCCAGTATGGTCATATCGGGAGCCTGATACCCCGCAGTATTCACTTCGCCAGCATATCGAAACTCTCTGACCTTTCTGCCACCGCGCTGGGCAAACAAAGTCACATCAGCAACCTGCACAGGCTCCACAGTTGCAGACCCATAATTACTATATTTACGAATAAGCGTTGTCGTAGGCGTCACAGGACCGTCATTCGTCGCAGTTAGCACATACTCACCGCCACTTGTTCCGATGGTCAAAACCCGCGTTGCAGATAGAAAGCGCACCGCATTCACTTGATTGGATGCAATCGTATAGATCAATGCGTCATCATCAGCCGTGCCAACAGTGAAGTTTGTATAATCGCCGTTCTTACTAAACCAAACAGTTTGTGGGTTGTTGTTGCTATTAGCAAATACAAGACGCTGCTCAAAGAATGTCACAACACTTGGACGATTATCAGACCCCGACAATCCGGGGGAAGGAGAACCCGAAAACGTAGGTGTGGCAAAAGTCCAAGCATTGTGATCAGTGCGCGTCAAGGTTCGCACATCGTAGCTCGGATGCACGATATACATGGTATCAGCACTCTGAGCAAACCGCAGGTCAAACAAGTCAGCTTCAGCGTATGGGGTGGCGATTTCATAAATCTCTGTTGCCGTGCCGCCTGACGTATATGTTGTAAAACTTGTCGTATCTATATTATTGCCAAACAAATCTTGCAGCGTAAACGTGTTAGTTGAGGCATTTGCAACAAGGTAATTTCTGCCATTTAGCTCAGTCATGCCGCCAATACTGTCAACATAAACTTCATCGCCGTTGCCAAACCCATGACTTGCACTCGTTACAATGCCGGGGTTTGCTTTAGTAATCGCAGTAATTGTTTTTGCAGAAGCATCAAGAACCTGCAAATCATTGCGATACACCCGCATCGTTTGGTTGCCAAACTCTAGGATGTATGTGTCTGAGGTTTTAAATTGAAACGGAATTAAACGAGACTTTACAGAACTATCTGCCGTAGCGCCAAGAAACTCTGTCCCCGGTCTGCGCGTTACGCCCCCATGAGGCATAACAACCATGTTTGTCAAATCAGACAAACCCTCACGATACTTCTCAATGTTTATGCGACCTTCAAGGCGTGGCGATATTTCACCCGCAGTGAAAGAGCTAAAGGCTGGAGCGGATCGTGCCATTAGAGCCTCGCTTCAATAAAGTCACTCGCCTCTATGCGTTGCGGAGCGCCCTCAGTTGCATCAACATACCTTGCCTCTTTTAGTTTAGCCTCATGCAATGCAGTCACAGTACCCAGCAAGCTATTCGATCCCGTAATTGCGTAACAAAGCTCAACAGCAAGACGGGATGCCAAAGCTTCAATCAACCCTGCATCATATTGCTGTGGGTCAGTAATTCTTGCTATATACTTAATTTTTGCCGTGCCCTCATCAGTCAGCAACTTGCGCCCTTCAATAACAAAAACACTATCACCCGTATTGCTGGTCATATTGTCTTGAGGATATGCCAAAGATCCATTGTTAAATTCCAACACACGCAAGCAATACGGATCTGTAGGCAGCGCATATTGCTTGGAATATCCGAATGCAGGAGCATCCACTTCTTGAGCCAATGCCGCTCTGCGTATTAAACTGTTCCAAGGATGAGAGCGAAACACCGCATCTCTAACCCCATCGTATCTTTGATTGACAAGCCTTGCCGCCTTGCTGTTTTCATCAAACGCAGAAATGTTTGAAGCACCCAGCATGTTAAGCGCATAGTTGGCAATATCGACGTTACTTGTCATCTGCTATCTCCATAAGTGAGAGGGGGCGGTTTCCCGCCCCGCCCTATTAGTCAACCACATACTTCATGGTTAGCTCAATAGTGCCAGTGCCAGCGGCACCGCCCATTGTCACTGTGATTGCAACACCATCTTCATTGGTGTCTGTCTCTGTGCCCGAGCCAAGAGCCAGAGTTGCAAGTACGTCTACCTTCTGAGCAGATGTCGATGCAGCCGCAGCTTTGTATGCAGCAGCAGCGGCAGATACCGCAGTACCCGCAGCATTCGTATGCGCAGCATAGCCGACTGACAAGGTTGTTGAAGCTCCCAGCGCATCATGCGCCAAAGAACCTTCAAGCAATCTTGCGCCATCAGGAAGAACAAACATCTCAATAACATCGCCAGATGCCAAGGAAGATGCTTCGTATGTGCCATGAGCCACGCGGACACGTCCGCCAAGCTCATTGGCTTTGTTCATCACAGCGGGGGTTGCCCGTGTGTTTGTGCGTTGTGCTGAATATACAGTAGCCATTGATTAGTCTCCTTATTCTGAACAGGCGATTTCAACGACTTTTGACTCTTCCATGCGCGTTGCACCGATTGACTGACAGTAGTAAACCTGTGTTGCGTATGATTTGTCAGCACGTTCATCAATACGTGCGGCTGGCTCTTTACCAATCGCAAGCTTGATGCCGTCACCAGCAAATGCGATGACCTGACGATCACCGGAGCCATCTGTACCCAAGCGGTTGCTGACGTGGAACTGGAAGCCAACAAAGGTGTTGATTTCGCCCATCGCCAACGCTTTTACAGTGTTGTAGTCGCTTGACGTTACAGTCGTGTTGTTCAACAGGTCAGAAACCTGCTTAGGTGAAACAACAATATGACGCGGAATAGATGGATCAACATTTCCACTGTCCAAGATTTCTTTTGCAGAAACCAGCTTGGCAATCGTCAAGCCAGAGGCTGCAACCGCAATCTTTTGAGCAGATGGCAATGCTGTAGATGTAGAACCATCTTTGCCTGTCTGAGCAGTACCCAGAGCAGCCGAAATGATTACATCATCCATTGCACGACCCATCGCAGCCGCAGCCGCACGGCTGTACGTTGACGTTGGGTCTACAAGCAAACGGACTTTGTCCTGATCGTCGATCAGATCCGCATACTCATAGTCAGACATCGTTACCATGCGCCGTGAATGTGGTGTGTCAATCAACGGTGTGTCCGCGTGGCGTGATGTACGTAGGACAGCCGCAGCTTCTCCTACTTGATCAAAGAAAGCTTTCTCGCCATTCACGCTTTCCACATCTACCGCTGCTCGCAGGATAGAACCCATTTGCTGCGAAAGCATTTGGATATTTGCAGAAAACTGATTAACGAAAGCTGTAGTAATTTGAGTAGACATCTTGCCTCTCCTACAATGTTTCAGTTTTTGGTTTACTGCGCTAGGTTGTCTCTTGCGAGGCCGTGCTACTGCTTAGGGCAGCTACTCCGCTTGACTACAAGCTTACTCGTGGGCCTTGCGGTTGTCCACTATACATATTCCCTGAGCCGCAACACTTCTTCAACGTAATTGCTATGCTCAGGATGCATTCTATCAAAATATGGGCCATCTCGTCTAGTCATCTCTGCAATTTGCCGAGAAGCCTCTTGCGGGGTCATTACCATCTCTGTCGGCGCACCCTCAAGATTGTCCTCACCTATTTGCGCAGCAAGGTTGCTGAACATGCGAACAATCGCCGGATGATCCCCCAACATGCGCCCATCTGATAAGGTAATTTCATCAAAGATCTCAGTACCGCCAAGAAGCTGCGTTGCCGCCAAACGCGCCATCTCAAGCTTCTGCTCAAACGCCTGACCATACTCCTGCCGCAACTCTTGCTCACCTTCATAGCGTGATTTCTCAGCCATCTCATCATAAGCGCCCTGCATACCCTGAACAGTATTACGAACAAAGCCCATCATCTGCTCTGCTTGCGCATTGCTCAGTCCGGCGCTATATGCCGCCTCACGCAATGCACTTACAGTCTCATCAGCAATAGCAACATCGCTTTTGCTGAACTCATATGCGCCAGCCTCAGTTGGAGCGCCAAGCTTTGTGTAAACTTCGCGCCATTCGTCAAACGTAGCAGACTTTCCGGGTATAGCCACTTTGTCTGCGCCAATCATACGTTGCGCATTCACATAACTCTTAGCTAATGCACTCGGATCAGTAAACGTGCGCAAGCTTGGCTCATTGCGCAACTCTTCTGGTAAACTTTCTAAAAAGCTAACTGGAGCCGCTTCCGCTGCCACAGCCTCTTGAGATCCAGTATCTTGGATTGCCTCTTCGCTCATTGGGGGTCCTTCCTCTCGGTCAGCATTCGGACAATCAGCAGCACAGCCGCTCGCTGACCTTCATTAAATGCAGATTGATAAGGATTGTCCGAAAATGTGGTTGCCTCAAAACTAAATCGTGTTTTAAGATCACTCAATACTCTTTCACCATCGTCAGTGTTAAACGTGCGTCGATACGCAAGCTTTAACTCTTCAAGCTCTTTCATCCTTGAGCCGCCTTAATCAATGGTGCAATTTGTCCCGCTTGCTCCGCAGCCATAGCATTTTCAGCCATTTCCATTTGCTGCGCTTGCGCCTCTGCTTGCTGCCTACGAATACGCGCTACTTCTTCATCGCCGCGAATAACACGCGCAGGAATGCCCGTAACCTCAACCAAATACTGCACCAGCTTGTCGCTATCTAAATAATCCATAACAGGCGCAATCTCAGCAACCTGCATCATTACCTCAAACCCACGCAGCATAGACTGCAAGTCTGTCAGGCGCTGCGCTTTCGCCAGCGGAGATACATACTCAATATCTATATCCTGACCTTGTAATTGCTCAGGAGCGGCAGGGAGAAGGCCATTCCTGAGCAGCAACGCAAATGATCGGGAAATAAGAGGCTGTAACAACTCAGACTGGAGCCTACCAAGAACAGGTCCAAGAAGTCGCATCTTCTCTTCATTGCGCTGCAATACTTCTGTAGCAGTCATTGCCGGACCTTGAGACATCAGCAATTGATCTACATAAAACGCTTGTCTGATAGAATTTCTCCGCTGCTCCTCCATATTAAGACCCAACGGATTATTCGCACCAATATTTAAAGGCTCCAACCTGTCTCTTGTCCCAGAGCGGTAGAAATTCAAAGACCCCGGCGTTGTCCGAACAGGCAACATAAACCCATCATCAGGAACCATCAAAGGAGGATCAATCTGCTTCTGAGCAGCGCGAATAGTCACCTCTGACATCTTGTTTAACATCTTAACATCAGGCAACGCATTCATCGCAGGTGATCGACCATATGTGCTCACACTGTCTTTAACAAAACGCGGAACCATAAATGGAAAATCGTCAAACCCACCCTCGGAAAGCAACATCCTCGTATCCGCATGGTAATACACCGATGCAATCGGCTTATCCTTTGCCATGCGACCTTTTGTCTCAGAGCGGGGGTATATCGCATGAACAATCTCATGCTCCTTGTATGGATCACCCTTGATGTCCTTAACAACCTGTGCTGGCGCATTGCTTTCGCCAAAGCGTTGCATCATAGCACGGGCAGACATCTTAAACTTGCGATACACTGTATCAACCTTGCCATTCGCATCCTCAGATATACAAATCTCCGCAATGTGCCTTGAAGAAAAGCGCAAGCCCTCAGCATCGCCCTCTACATACAAAGCAGCCGTGCCAAACACCACTAAATCATAATAAAGCTCATGGATCTCTTGCTGGAAGTTGGATCTGTTAAAATGCTGATACATCTGATCCAAGCAAAGCTCCAACCACTCATTCGCCAAATCATTATTCTGCAATGAAGGCTCACGATACCGCATCGAAAACCACGGCGTACTCGGTGACGTCAGCATCCCATGCAAAGAACTAGACAACAATTCAACAGAATGAATTGCCGTGCCATCATAAATCAACTCAGTCCGCTTATCACCCTGCGTCCGCTTCTTCGTAATGTCAGCCTTGCGTGGCAGCATATAATCCGCAAGCTCCTGCCAATGCCTCTCCCAATTAGACCGCTGCGACTGCAACGTCTTATACCTGCGATCCAACTGCACTATCAAAGGAGACACTTGAGCCATCACATCATTCCAATACTATTTATCAGAGATTGCTTCTTCTTATCCTTACCCTCAACAGCGCCGCCCTGCATACGACCAGCCATCTTCTGATGCAACCGCTCCAAAGGATCTACAGTCATATCAAAACGGCGCTTCGCAGGTTGGGACGACTTGCGCCCCATCTCACCCGCAATGTTCTGAGGAGAACGATACATCATTACGAAATCAACCCACCCATCAAAGACCTGCGACGACGAACCTGCTCAGGAGCAACAGCCATCAAACCTTGCGGCCCCGTTGTCATCGTAGACGCACGACCCCGCCTTGTGCTCTCTATCGCCCTCTGCTCAGTTTCACTCTCCACCTCCGGCGCAGCGGCAACTGGCTCAGGAGCAGGAGGCGGCGTAGGCGTAGGCGTAGGAGCCGGAGCAGGAGCCGGAGCTGGAGCTGGAGCTGGAGCCGAACTTGTCCCAGACCTAAAAGGAGCCAAAAGATCTACGTCCGCACCAAACCTGCGCAGCGATCCAATCTCCTCTGCCTCCCTCAGAACATCACCCGCCCTGTCAGCCGTTTGCCGAATAAAACCACCAAATCTTCTTACCGCACCACCCATAGCTAATCTCCTCTACGCCGCAAATGGATCATATTCCATAACCGCCTGTTTCTGGGGTGGCCTCATCCGATCACCCGTTTCACGCAACCCAACCGCAAAATACCTCCACGCATCCGCAGCATGGCTACTCCAATCATGTACAGGATTTGCACGAAAACTTCTAGTCCTATCATTATATGACCTATGATATTGACGCAAAGCCTCCAATCCCTGCTTGCACTTCTCCCGATCAAACCAACACCTCGGCAGCACCATCTGCGCCGCATGTATCCCATCCTCCAAAGGCAACTTAGGCACCACACGAAAATTCAAACCCAAATCCCAAGCCGTCTCCCGCCTAGACTTCCCAGACCCAAGCTCCCTCACCTCAATGTCATGCGGCGCATTATGCGTCCCATACAAATAATTCCGCTGGTTCAATATCTGACAATAATGCGGCAAACCCTGATTTCTGTTCTCATAAAAATCAATCACATGAACAGCACGACCAATACTCTGCGTAAACCAAATCGCCGTGCTATCCCCAACACCCAAATCCCACCAAGTGTCCACCTTCTTCGAAGGATCATACGGCACATTCGTCACACGACCCGAAACCGTAGCCTCCTCCAACTCCTTCCCATATATCGCACCCGGAACGTTCGCATTCCAACTACACTCAAATTCCTGCGCATACTGATCATCAGACATCATCTGCCGCGCAGCCGACAATTCCTCGTCGTCCAAGATACCCGTCTCGCTCGCCTTGTAAATCGCAGTCAACCAATCATCATTTGCAGCGCTCTGCTCATACACATCATAAAACGCATTGTGACCTTTAGGCGTCCCAACAAATACACACCAACCCTTCCGATCAGACAACGCAGGACGAATAACCTCCGGAAACACAGTCTCCGGCATGTCAGCAACCTCGTCCATCACACAGCCATCAAGATATATACCGCGCAAACTGTCAGGGTTCTCAGCACCAAGCAAACTAATCCGCGCACCCGTAGGCAGATCACACCGCAATTCAGTCTCATGGAACTTTACATTCGGTATCCCACCCGCAAACTGTTTTATATAATCCCAAGCTACATTCTTCGCTTGGCGGTAGGTGGGTGCCATGTACGCATACCGGGGGTTTGATTTCTGAGAAAGCAACGCATCCCGCAAAATATGATTGATTGCCCAGACAGTTTTGCCAAACCGACGATGACACACAACAACACCCCAACGCTTCACCTGCATTTCATTGTGAAGCTCCATCTGCAATGGACGTGGATCATATGGTATCTCAATATGCGTCAATGCTGGGTGTACCTTTCGTTCGAAAATCGAAGCAGCCCGTTTTGCTCTAGTATGGTTTCATATAGATCTAAAAGCAAGACCGCTGCTTCATATTGGGCCGTGGCGCTTTCTGCGTTGACGACAAGGTGGCGCAATTGTGTGATGTGGTTGAAAAGGCCAGTGTCAGTCACGGTCCCATCTCCAAAGGTGATATAGTGATCAAGGCGGGGCGGGCGGTTTCGCGGGGGGTGGGGGTCCAGCATTCGCAAAAATCTGCGCAGCTTAAGCGCATAATAGACATTATGTTAAGAGTTTCGCGCAAGGGTTGCATTATATCAACCTGTGATAGACCTGGATGCCGCAAATTCTTAGCGGCACAGCCTCACGCGCGTAGCTGTCAACGACAGGATGATTGCTAGAACTGATTTTAAGCTTAATGTTTAACAATATCTTTTCTATCTTTTTGCTCATTGTCTGATGTTGTGCTTAACTCAATATCATTGCCAGCCCAACTAATCGTAAAGGTTTGTGCTTGCGGCTGATCTTCTTTCTTATCACGTACACCCCAAGGCTGATTGCGTGATAATGTCCATTTCAAACTATCAATCTCAAGGCGGCGGCGTTGCACTTCTGCATTGGCTAACCTATTGTCTTCAAATGTTGGAAGGTTTGCGGTTGCTAGCTCAACAATGTGGTCAGTGAAATACTCTGACTGTAGCACCCTGCCTTGCCGATATATTTCATACAGTTCCTCGTTACGCAACACGGCTTGCATGACACCTTGGTACGTTGGCATTCCTGATGTCTTTAAAATGTTTCTTAAAGTTTCACCAACAGCCAGCCTGTCTGAAATCTTTCGCATAAGGTCTACATCAATCTTGATGGGTTTCTTAGCCATCTCTCACCTCTTATAGCTTCAAACACAAGATACATAAAAAATTGGCCCAGCGCAATGCTGAGCCAGTTTGTGAGGCAATTGGGTGGAATGAGTCCCAATGCAGTGTGGTCAACTTATCAGAACGGTATCGGATCATCAAACTCTTTTGCCTTGATGTCTGTAATTTCTGCCCCTTCAAACGATTGCTTCACTGCTCGTTCAAATTCCCCTGCCTTACTTTCTTGAAACGCTTGGTATGCCAGCCCCACCTCCCGCAGCGTCAGCAACTCTAGCTCTGGCCTCTGCTCCTTTATCGTCCTCCACGACCTTCCATCTTTCATAACGCCAAACAGCTTGCCATCTATTTCCACCTCCCAGACCTCCGTAGAGGCTCGCTGAGCGCCCAAACGCTCCGCTTCCGCATCCATAGCCCTCAGCCCTCGAATAACGATCTCACAGCGCGTCCTCGTCTCTTCCACATCTTCTTCCCAAACTGCCGCGTTCATCTTGGCAACCGCGCTGCCATACTTCTGCGCCGTCTCGATGCTTACCAACTCCGGCAGCACATCAATCCCCCACTTGTCGTCCATCTCGATTGCCAGCCTGTCTACTGGCCCCAAAGCAAAATCACACATGATTGCATTCTTGCTCTGATTGCTGGACAAGATCCTGTCCGATTTCTTTTGTCTCTTCCCCCGCTGCACACTTGTCTTCATCAACCAATCCTCCTCACCTTGTAACGAAGCCCTCACTTCACCTCCTCACCTCCTATGTAATACATAGGAGAGGTGAGGAGGAAGAATTTTGGGCGCTTTTTTCCTCACTTCCTCACCTTTCCTCACCTTGGCATTTCAAGGTGAGGAAGTGAGGATTTCGATCACACTTCATCCCACTTAATCATCTCGCCCACGACCACACATTGCACGTCTCTGCCCTGCCGTTTGTCGTACATCTCAGCTTGCTTCAGCACGTTGGTTTTGATCCATTGTTTGACGATTGATTTGACCTTTGCCTTATCGCCGGGTTTGTCAAGGTCTAGCTTCAACTCATCTGCGACTGCTTGTCCGACATAGTGCTTGGCTTGCACGTTTGCTTTAAACGGTGTTTGGTTGGCTTCTGCTTCTGCCACAACTGCTTGCACGTTTCTGGCGTTTTGGGTTGTGACGCCATCAAACAGGTCCGGCAGCTTGAACTCTATTGCAACCCCGATATGCTCGCCGTTTGCGATTTCGACTGAGAGCATACGTCTGTATATACGCTTGTCAGACGGCGGTGCGAGGTTTGCTTTTCCATCGTCTACTGCAAAGATGCCGAGCGCATCGTGTTCGTCTACGCCGAGCGCCATTGCATCGTCGGGTGTTATTCTGTTGATTACTCTGGCGGCTCTGGCTGCTCCGATTAGGCTTCCTGCGCCACGCACACTGTCAATTGTGGCATCGTCACCGTTGCCTTTTCTGATGTGGTGGACGAGCTGGACTGAGCTGTTTGTATCACGGGCCAGCTTGCGCAGCATTGCCACGACTGCTTGGATGCTTCCGTTGTTATTCTCGTTGACCAAATGTGCCGAAATAAAGGGGTCTAACACAACTACGCCGATGTTGTTTTGTTTTACCTTGCGTGTGATATGCGCAAGCATGTTGTCATTTGTAATCAGTCCGTCCCTGCCTTCTGCCGCCAGCGTGAGCTGCATGGTGTCCTCACCGTCCATAAACAGGCGGCCTTTGATGTCGTCTGGCGTCAGTCCGTAATGCTGCATGGCTGCTATGGTGCGCATCTGCATTTCGGATATTGGGTCTTCAAGGTTGATGATCCAGACGTTTTCCTGCTGCTTGACTGCCGTGCCGAGGAGCGGCTTGCCTGTCGCAATCGCTAGTGCTTCGACAATGATTGCACTGGTTTTCCCGATGCCACCCGCCGATGCTGTGACACTGATATACTTCTTGATGTAATCGTATCCGTACACCCACTCCCTGCGCGGCAGCGTGAGCGCATCAAATGTTTTATAGGGGGTAGGCCACGTTTCCTGCGTTTCGGCACTCAGCGCCTCGTTCTGTTGCTCTATGCGTTGCTGCACGGGATCAGGTGGCGGTGTCCAGCCTTTGTTTCTGGCTCCATCTATTGCGCGTTGGACCTCTGCTCTTGTGTCGTCTACCGTGTAACCTGCCAGCGTAAAGCTATCTGTTATGGCGTGGATCTCTTCGTCTGATAAACCTTTTGTAACGTATGAGCCGACGAGCCGTACCATATTTATGTGCCAATCGTCACCGGCTAGCACGTTCTGCACTGCCAGTTGCCTGTCCATTGCTTGCTGCCCTAGATCTATGTTTATGCTGCTAGCTGGCTGCTCTTTCTTGGGGAATGCTCGCATGAGCCGTTCGAACGGCACGGGGTCACGATCCGTACTGAATTGCGTACGCATTGTGACAAGCTCTGGAGTGTAGCCTTTGGCTTGTTTCTTTTGGTTGGGCCATGAGACTGTGCCAGCCACGCGCATGATCCGGCTTGGGTTTACGACTGCGGCATCTGTTTGAAGACTTGCGGCGATTGATTTCTGGACGTTGCGCCATGCGTTTAGATTGTAGCACGGCTCTTCTAGCTGCCAGTACGCATGGCCTCTGTTGAATGGTATGCTGCCTGTCTTGACTGACATTGTGAATTTTGGTCCGGCGAATGACAGGATGTTTTCCATTGCGCCTTCTGTGTCTGCGTCTGCAAAGCAGTAGAATGCTGCAAGGATGTCTTCGTCTGTCGCGCCTTTACCCGCTGGTATGATGCGGATTGGATCTATTGGGTTGATGCACATGTAGATATTTTGCTTGGCGTTATTCATTGCCTCGGCGTGATCTACGGCTTCTTTGATTTTGTTGACGGCAAACCGTGCAACTGAGACTGTTCCTGTCTGCCCGATTGCTCGAATTTCTATGAGTGGTTCACCGCAGGTATTCCAATTCTCTGTGATCTGTGTTATGAACTGTTCGATAACGCTGGATCTGGGTGATATGCTCATTGTGTTTTCCATTTCCATTCCGTTTATTGCTCCCCTGTTGGACTGCCCAGCGGCTTGGACCGCTGGGCATTTTCTTGTTTAGAACTCTGCGTCTGCCGGAGCGGCTACGGGAGCAGGGGTTGGCTCTTCTATTGCAATCCCAGCGGCTGCGCCTTCTTTGAGGCAGTCTGGTTTGTCCACCCACTTGACGATTTCAAAGACGGGGTAGCATGTGGAGCCTTTGGTGAATTTAAGTTCCTTGGCTTCCACCATTTTGATCAGCGGCATTTGCCCTGCGGCTGGTTGGCCTTTGAGTTTCGGCGCAAGGTCTGTAAGTGCTGACCATATGGCAGCACCTGCTTGCTCCCACATTGCCACCTTGCCATTGCCGATTGCGCATTTGACTGAGATGCCTTTCTTGTAATCATCTCCCGGCTTTGCCATCATTTGGTTTACCGACGGGTTCCACTTCCATTCGGGTGCCACACCTTGGATGCCTTCCGATTTCTGCCAGCCTGTCTTGAGACTGTCGAGATCAATAACGAAACCGTTTGTTTGCGCGGCAGCGTATTCATCCTTGGCTGCTCCATCACGCAGGTAGAATTGCTTGGCTCTAATGGCCCCATCCTGAGTGCCTCTGGCTGACCATTGCAAGAAAGTGTTTACGTCTGAGCCTGTGTTTCCTAAGTCGATTTCAAACATTTTTGTGTCCTTTCACTTTGTTTGATTGTTGAGATTGTTTCGTTATCTACGCCGCCATACGCGGTAAGTGTTGTCCGATTGCAAGCGTCTTACTGCTACTCCGAAATGTCCGCTTTGATGAAACTTATTTATATAAGCACACAACTTAGCTGCTTCATCAGAGTTTGGAATTGCAACACTGTCAAACGGTTGCATATTTGATGCAATGTTTTTAAGCCTTTCGCGTTCCTGCTTTAGCTTTCTAACTAAGTGCGGCCCAGCGGGCAGCGGTATTTCCCTTTCTATTTCATACATTGTCGCTTCCTTTCACTTTGTTTGATTGTTGACGTTGTTGTGCGCGTGACCCTGCGCTGGGATTAGATACCATACAACTCTTCCCTTATGGCTTCCGCACCATTCCAGTAGAATGTGTTTGGGTTGACCGGAATGACCTCTGCAATGTCCTCTTTGCTGCCAGCCCGTAGGAACTTTTCCATGCGACTGATTTGCTTTTTGGCTGTAACGAGTAGCTCATTCGGATCGCCATCTTCCAGCAAGCTGGTTTTCTTTGGTGTCACGTATAGAAACTTGACCGCCTGATTGCCTTTGGCCTTCTGGTAAATCGCGCGTTGTAGCTGATGCTCTGCCGACATGGTGCTTGGCATACGGCCCGTTGTTTTAAGATCAATGATCACGCCCTGCTTTGGGAAAACCAAATCCAAGAAACCGATCACAGGTATTTCGTAATCGTCTGTCTTGGCTGTAATGCTGATCTTCTCCTGCCCCTCTTCTGGAAACTCAGGCTCGCCATAATCTTTGAGCGCATCCAATGCCAGCGCCATGCACGGCTGGATCATGTCCCGTTCTTTCGTTGTCTTTTCATCGCCAATAGGAAAGAACCCGTCAAACTTATCATGCGCGGCTTTCAGAGCTTCTGCAACGTCGGTTCCTGTTAGCACTGCCACGACTGCGTCCTCTGTACAGATGCCACGCATGGCGGCTGATGACATTGGCCCACGCTTTCCAAACAAGTATTGCGCGACCCACACGTCCGGCGCATTGGTCCAGAGGTTAATGCTTGATGCTGACAGGTGCTTGATGCTGTGCTTTTTAAATCCGTTTGTCATGCGACCTCACAGAATTTTTCCATGCAAGAGTAAAATTCTATCCTGTATTCACCTTCTTGGTTCCAAGCTCTTTGCACCTCAACGCAAACTTGCAGATTTTTTGTTAAAAGATATACGCTTAAACAACCTTCATGATCTTTAAGTGCTTTGACCTTGTGTTTTATTGTTTGATCAATGTGCAGATATGTTCTCATTAAACGGTCAACTCTCCACTGCTCGCCTTCTCCGTCGAGTGCAATGTCGTAGATCATTTGGTTCTCCTCAAATTCATTCATGATGTTAGCTTTCCGTATAGCGCAAGCAGTGCAGCCTCTGCGCGTCCGTCGTCTTTGGCGCGGCTGAAAAGATCCGCTTGCTTGGGAAACCTCTGACTTGCCAAACTCCGCGACACCCCTTTATCACGGCTCAAGCCTAAGTAGGATTTCCACTTGGCTGGCGTGACAAATTGCATGGGTATCTTGTGCGCTGCGACTGCCATTTGCGTGGCACCGTATGACTGCCCAAATCGAAACATGCTGGTAACGCCTTGCCCACGCATTGCTGCAACCTGCTCAATGATTGCCATGTGCGGCTCGTCCGTTTCCGGCGCAAGGATCTCATGCAGTTCGTATAGATTTATCTCTGTCTTGCCTTTGGCATTTTGGTAGACAGGCATATCGTATATCGAAACGATGTTTTCCTTTGGTGCATAGAATGCAATAGCGCCTGAGAAGCCGGGATCTATGCCGATATAAATCATGCGGCCTCCTCAATGCGTATGCCGTTTGCCTTGAGGTAAAACGCCAAGGCTTCCTCCGTTAAGTCGCGCAATGTCTGGTTATTGTTTTGCATTTTATTGCGCGTATCTTGCAATAGTTTCATGGCATCTGCTAGCTCTTTTCTTATTCTGTGGTTCCACTGCTCTTTGTTTTTATCAAACTTTTTGCCATCTAATTTGACCGCGCCCCCATGATTTTGGAAGTATTCGGCAATCTCTGGATCTATTCGGAACCACTCGCCATGATCCCTAAACCGATCAAACAATATGTGCGCAATCTGTTCAGCAACCCTCCCGCCTTTAATGATCGCGTTAAGCTTTACCGCCCCATATTCTTGGTTTGATAACTGCTTAACTCTTATGGCTGGTTGCTCTGATACCCCTATTTTATATAGGTTTTTATCTTGGCTATACGCCAAGTAAACATATGACGTTGATGGTGCGTAAATGTCTGATAGAGTTCGATCCAGAAGGTCAACGATTGCAGCCGTTTCACTTTTGAACCGTGCATCATGCCGATACTTGCCAATCGTTTCAGCAAGTAAATCTGGGATGTGTATATTTTTTCTCATTGTTTACCTCTTTGCACATCTTGCACACTTGCACGATGCATTGCAGATAGTCAATAGTATTTATTTTTGCACATCTTGCACATAATTCTATTGACAGGTTGCTAGCAGATTTATAATGCTGAGGGAAGAGGAGCTAATGCTTTGACCAAAGAACAAACGCAATATCAAATAGGCTGCGAGCGCAAACTAATTGAGCGTTTGCAGCGCAGCCAGCAACTGATGCGGGAGTATGATTTGCATGTGCGCCCCAATGGTATTGGTGCTGACATTGCTGCGTTTGATACGGCGATTGAAAATGCAGAGGCAAGAATAAAGGAGCTAATGGAATGAAAAGATTTTGCGCTGAATTTATTCAGACAGGCACAAATGATCGGATGACAGTAAATGCCGACACGCTCGAAGAATTAAACACTTTGCTGTACGGTCGCCCGTATCCTGCCAAGCCTAATTCTGTTAAGATCTATGAGCGTAAAGACGTAAAGCCTCGCGTTGATTTCAACACGAAGGTCGCGTTGGGCAGCGCGAAGAAACATCAGGAAAACATGCAGGTCACACTGGACCGCGCACCTTGGGAGAAGTCAGATGAAAATTGATAAACAAGATTGGGCAATCTTTGCTTTGGTGGTCGTTATGGCGGCTGTGTTTGTAACAGGTATCAGCGCGGGGTGGTGGTTATGATTGAGTTTTTCACCGTTCTGATGATCGACTACGAAATGGCGTCGTTCAATGCAGCGCCGCTTGCATCCATCGTCTACGCCACAGAAAGCCATTGCCAGCAAGTAATGGATCAAGGATTGGCTGACCCGATCTATGATCACATCGTCAAGCTGTACGGCAATGACATTTATATGACCTGCGTGGAAACAGAGGTTGTTTCTTCTGCGATTAGACCAAGGGCAAGGCCAGAAAGTTAAAAAAATGATCCACTATCACGGCGGCCCGATCACACCACGTTCTGAGCTTTTCAAAATGGGCGGCAAGCATATGTGCGTTTCGTTTGCTGACAAGCGTGATGATGATTGGTGCTTGAGAAATTGCCAGAGTGTGATGTGGGACAATGGCGCATTCAGCGCATTCACAAAAGGCAAGCCAACAGATTGGAATAAATATTATGAATGGCTTGAAAGCCGTTTAAGCCCACCGCATTGGGCGGTTATCCCAGATGTCATCGATGGTGATGTCAATGACAATTTAGAGCTTATAAAGCAGTGGCCTCACAGAAAAGATTGTAGTGCTGTTGTTTGGCATATGGCAGAACCAGTAGATCATCTTTTGCGTTTGATTGATCTAGGCTTTGGCAAAGTGTGCTTTGGCTCATCTGGTGCTTACTGGCAAGTTGGATCGAACGCGTGGGAAAGACGCGCAGATGTTGCATTCAACGAGATATACAAACGTGGGCCGATACCTTGGGTGCATATGCTTAGAGGGCTTTCCATGGCTGGGTCTAAGTATCCTTTCGCCAGCGCTGACAGTGCTAATGTTGCGCGGCATCACCAAGAAATGAATACGTGTCCAGAAAGGTGGGCAAGGCAGATCGACATGGTTCAAAACCCTGTCACATGGAAAATGAAAGAAACACAACGGGAGTTGCTACTATGAATAAAGGTTATATAGCAGCCGCAGGTTATGCTCTTACCATTCCTGCCGCAAACTGGATGATTGGAAATGTAGGTACGTTTTGTGTACCTGATGGGCCTTGCCTTATCCCTCTTGGCTTTGGCCTCATGGCTCCAAGCGGAGTTTTAATGATTGGGCTTGCACTTGTATTACGGGACGCAGTGCATGAATGGTTAGGAGCGCGAGCCGCACTTTATGCCATCGGCGTCGGTGCTATCTTGAGTTACCTGCTTGCTGATCCTTTCATTGCCGTGGCTTCATTGATTGCGTTTGGAGTGTCTGAGCTTTCTGACTTTGCAGTTTATAGCAAAATAAGACAGCGCAGCCGAGAGCTTGGAATATTGGTAAGTGGTATCGTTGGAAGCGTTATTGATAGCGCCCTTTTCCTCTACATTGCATTCGGATCACTCGCGCACATTGAGGGACAGATCTTTGGCAAGATAGCCATGAGCGCCTTAGCAGCCGTTGCTTTGTATGCTTACAAAAGGAGAGGGCAAGACCATGACTGAGAAATGTTTGGACTGCGATAGGGATGCTTTGATAAAATCTGACTATGACACATATTGTGCCGAATGTTACATGCGCAGGGAGGTAGAAAATGCTAGAACTCACACCCCACGATCACGCACTTTTACGTCATCTCAAGCGGGAGGAAGAACGCTGTCTGGACGCTTACCTTCGCACAGGTACAAGACACCCTAACGTCCAGCAAGACCTGTGGCGAGCGCGGCAAGAGTTGAAAGAATATGTGCGCAGCCTACGCTTGGAAGGCAAGCGAATTTAAAACAATGCAATGGGGGATATGGTAATTATTTTCCGTAACCCCCGCCCATCATAGATTTCTTCTTACCTTTTTTCTTATTGCCGTGCATCCCTTCAACCTTTCTTATTGTTCCATACACATATGCATCCTTGCGTTCACCTGACAGGCCCATCTTCTCGGCTTGTCTTTCCAGCTTATCGTGCAGCTCTTTAGGCATATTTGTCTTTCATCAATAACGCCTCCACAAAGATCGACAACTCGTTTGTACCAGAGGATGATTTTGCTTCAAACTGAAAATCTGATTTAGAAGCAATGCGAAATGGTATTTGTCTGTCAAACGTCTGCATGTTTTGTTGAAACGTAGCTTCTGCCACACGCAAAACACGCCCAGAGCTACTATCTATTCTATTTCTATAAGTGATATACTTGTTAGAGTTTACCGTTCCAGACGTAAGGGATATGCGAAAGATGTACAAAGAATGATTGGCTGGAACAGTGTAGACACAAGCCTGTGTTGTTCCTAAAGTTGCTTCGATGTGTGCGTAAATTGTACCACTTTCGCTAACTGTTATATCACCAACATTTGACCCAGATAGAATTGTTGCACTATTGATCCGATAGAAAGAGTTTGTGGTTGTAACTGGAGTTGTTCCATTTAACTGCACAATCTCTGCAATGGTTTCATAGTTTGCATCAAGGCCAGAGACAAGGATTGCCATTGTGTCAGATGCGCTAGTTGACACACAACTCACTTGAACGGCTGTGCTAGGATGAACGTACTGACCTCCATCATTCCAAATAGTTTGAAAAGTTATGCCAACACTTCGACTAAACCCAAAGATATTGACAGGCACGACTTCCGGCATACGCTCAGACGCTATCTCCAACATCGCATGTGGGCTGTCTACATCTTCGTGAAAGTATCCCATCAGGCGCTCTTCTTATTCTTGTTGATCATTGATATGCGCCGACCTTTGCGCACCGCCTCTTCCTTAGAAGATGCGCCCCAATCTTTCAGAGCCTTGAGCAGCGGCGTGTCTCTGCCCTTCTTGTCCTTTGTTGGACCCGGCATCTTGCCCATACGCTGCAAGAAAGCTGCTCGGCGTGGGCTGCTACCTGTTCTTTCGGGAGGTGCTGACATCTTACGAACTCATCATAGATTTACGCTTTGGCTTCTTGGCAGTCTTTGCTGACTGCCTAAATGCCTCGGCTGTGGGTGCGCCTTCTTCGCCGGGGCTGCGCATCTTCTCGCCAGATCCGGCAGCTATGCGCTTACGCTTTGCGTGAATGTTTGAGTACAATCCTTGCTTTGCCATTTCAAAAACTCCTCTCCTTATGTTGTAACATAGGATTTATATTGAGGAAAGTGTATGATTAAATCGTGGGAGACAGGGCATGAATGAAGGATCTAACCACAAATTGAGGTGCATTCATAGAAAAACAAACAGTCTGTTGATGATTTCCCCTGTCTCCCAAACACCAGAATACCAAAAACAACGGCACCTTCAAGGTCTATAATGCACCCTTAAAGTATGCTATTTTCCTCTTGTGTAGCCAACACACGGGAATAGCGGCTTGTCTTATAAGGATAAGGACAAGAGAAAGCAGTATAACAAAAATTACGGGTCCACTTGGTATGAGCGGAACCGTGAGAAAGTTATTGCCAGAACAAAGCTGCGACGAAAGGAAGAGCGTGAAAAATACAGAAAGTACAAAGCAGGTTTGTCCTGTTTTTTTTGTGGCTTCTCGCATCCGGCTGCTATAGATTTTCACCACCGTGAAGCGGAGGGAGATCCCAAGGTCCATGAGTTGCTTAGTTCTGGAAAATATAAAAGGATGTGGGAAGAGATAGAAAAGTGCATTCCGCTTTGCGCAAATTGCCACAGGATATATCATTGGATGCAAATGGAAGGAGAGAAAGTTGAGTGAGATACCAGAATATTTTACTATCGCTGCGAAGATTATAGAGCGTGCAGAGCGCGGTTTACCGCAAGACCGATGGATGCGCGGCGACCATGAAGTTGAAGCATTGGTGAGGGCTTACATAGCCTTGCTGCGCACTTGCGAAACAATGCACAATGATATGATCCAGAAAGGATCAGATGCTATGGATATTTAACCGCATAATCTTTCGTACTTTTCGTTATGCACAATGGTATCTGTCAATAATTGCTGATCATTTTTTAACAGCCACTCTGCAACTTTGGCATCAGCAAAATAATGAGGCTTGGCTACTTCGCAGTAGCTATCACTCGTTATCTTTTCGCACCCACTTATCAGCACGACCAAGCAAGGCATTGTCGCCCAAGCTTTCAATCTCATCTTCCACTTCCTTTGCGGTCTTCATATTATCAATTAGCTTTTCATCCAGCTTACGTTTGATTTTATCTTTGCCCCGCGCAATACCTGCCGAATAAATTCCAAGCAAGCCGAGTACGAATGACACGGCAATTAGTCCATATATTTGTAGCTTGTTTATTCCAAACATTTAAGCCTTTCTGCCTCCAAGAATTTCGACGCATTTAATAAATACTCTCCCTTCCGCAGGGCGAGTTGCTTCTAGTCTTGCGAGCAAATTCATGCGGCCCCTTTCGCAGATTTCCTCGTTTTGATAAATGACTTGGTTGCTCGCTATTTTGTGTGCGTCAGGCAAAAGGAAGAGAATAACCAAGACCCACATTAGTGCCAACCCTCAGCCCATGCTTTTAATCGTTCTCGCATGATGACCAGAGCAAACAATACTGTAAGACCAGCAAAGCCAAGAATAATATACTGGCTTGTCTGATCGACCTTTGCGAGTGCGGTGATCGTCGTGCCAGCGGAAGCAGCGATTGTTGCGGCTGATGCCTTCACGGTCTTGGATTGCACGGGCTTTTCTCGCTCTGGCTTTTTAACTGTCGCCTCTGACAATGACATGCCGGAGATCCACTTCTGCACTCTAAAGCCGGGGCAGGACTTGGAACTAAACCTATTGTGTCCGAATACCTGATCTTTCTTGATGTTGAACTGACCTTGCAGTTTGCGGATCAAGTCATAAGTCGCAGCAAGTTGAACAGGCGTAAAGTGATCCGAAGGTAAGTCGTCACTGTCTGAGCCAAAGCCGCCCCACATTGCAATGCCAATTGTATCCGCGTTGTGGCCCTTGCAGTGAGCGCCTTGCTGGTCCAGCGGACGCCCTTCTGTGATTGTGCCGTCACGGTCCACAAGGAAATGATAGCCAATAGATCGAAAGCCTCTATCCAAATGCCACCGCTCGCATTCTTTCATCTTCTCCTCAGAAGATTTGTCAGCCCACCATTCGGGCCGCGTAGCTGTGCAGTGCAGGATAATTCTTTTAATATCGCGCATATTCAAACCTCCATATCCACAATAGAGCCTTGCGGTTTTAAGCCAGTGTTTGATGCACCAAACTTATCATAACTCAGCATTAAATCAAGCTGTTGTCTCTCCAGCGCCTTAGCGAGCTTGTGAGCGCGGTTATGTTCTTTCTGCACTTGTTGCTGCGCCTGATGGTTTTCGATGCTCTCGCGGCTTCTCTCAACGCCCACGGCAAACGGTAAATTTCCTACTGGCTCAAGCATTGGCTAACCACACAAAGCCCACAAGACCAGCAAACAAAACTAAGAACAAAACAATCCCAGCGCACCACTCAATAATAGCTTGTTTTATTTCCATGCGGCGAAACTCATGCTCACGTTTTTGTTTTCTAATCTCAGCCTCTATTCTAAGAAACTCCTGCCAATGAGAGGGACCAAGTATCGCAGGGTGGCTAATGATCTCTCGCAATTCATCACGCATTTGCTGCGCCTTCTTTCTAGCTAAGAAAACTTCCATAGCTTGAGCTTGAGTGCCAGATCCCAAAGCCTTATACCAAGGCGGTTTCTCTGACATCTTTTCAGCTTGATCCAATTCAGCCATACAGCCAGCCCATTGCTGCAACTGTTGACCCATGTCTTGAAGATCGCGCCCAACTTGAACGCCCTTCTTGAGAAAGTTAAATGCGGCTGTAGCTCCCGCGATTGCAGTAACAGGATCTATCATGTTTCATAGAACCTCGCTGGGCAGGTGTAGCTAGGTGGCACTACATAACTTCTATCATACCATTCATAGTCAGGACGTTCACGTCCACAGTCATAAAGACAAACTTGATACAACCCTAGTTCAAAACTTTGGCCCCAGAATATAGCGACCAGAGTACACAGCATCAGCCCATCATATTTATGCGCAAGAGTAGAGCAATAATAAATGCAGACGCACCAATCAGAATAGCCTCCAGACGCTTCACACGATTGAACAAATCTTTAAACTGAATATTCATCTGCGTTTTAATCGCTATTATTTCTTTTTCTAATCCATCAATGCGGTCATGCGCTGATGATACCGTTCTTTTATCCATCAGTCAGCCTCCTGAATGGTTAGTGTCCCAGCCTCAACCTGACGCATGATCTCGGCGTAGTGGCGGTTGCTGGGGTCTAGGGGGACGAATAGCTCCTGCCCGTCGATGGTGGCTTTGATAATAGCATTATCATTATCTGTATATTGTGCTGATGTAATTATTATTTGGTTCATAACTTATAACTCCGCATCAACTGAAATCGTAGGGTCGGCAGCATTATTTGTAGTTAGATACGTTGCTTGTCCAGCAGTTAAACCAGTAGCGGTAAATTCTACTACTCCAGAATTATTGTTTGTTCTTATTACTGAGGTGGCAGTAACTGCTTTAGCACTACCCGTGCCATTGACAACAGCAAAATCACTTGCTGCTGAAAATGTTATCGTTGGTGCAGACCTTAAAATCGTTATCCAACCGCAAGATACTTTAGCGACAGTTGTGCTTCTACTTAAACCTGTGTATGGAAAAGCGTTGTAAGCTGCAACGGAGCCAAGAGATTCAATTTTTTGAAAATACCTCTGGCACCTCGCCAGTTCATCCCCAAATGGCCTATGCTCGAATGGGGTGGCTGCGCTTAAATCGCCAACCTCCAATTGAACGCCTGTGAGGTAGAAAGTTGCGCTAGATGTTTCACATAAATTTGTTGAACCCGTTACACCAATGTAAGTTCCAGTTGTCCATGACCCCGCACTAGTCTTAAAGGTTGAGCCACTGCCTAAGTCAAAATTAACATACACTCCAGCGCCATTTGTTGAGTTCCAAGTTCCTGTTGTCGGACCAGAAATAGTTATAGTCTTTTGTTCAAACGTATTTGCGGCAGAAATTGTGTATGTAAATGCATAAGACTGTTGCGTGCTTGCTCCATACAGTGCCCCCGAAAAAGTTCCAGTAACACTAGAGCGCACCCAAAAGGATAAAGTAATTGCTGAGGCAGATGCAGTTCCCCATCCAAAGTCTGAAATATTATATCCTTCGATAACTTGATATATTCTATTTACCGCCCCAGCAACAGGAGATGCGCCAGTCCCAATAGTAATCAGGGCAGAGTTTGAAAATCCTGTAGGAGATGTTGTTGACCTCTGAATGGTTGTTCCAGAAGCAGTGCCAACAGCCCCCACCCATCTATCAAGTTTGTAAGCTAAAGATGTAAATGCAACACTCGACCCTTCATTGCGCTGGTCAAAAACCATTGCACCGTTGATGATGCGGTTCCTGTTCGACAAGGCACCATCGTCAAATACATTGCCAAGCTGCGCTAAACCAAATGCCTTGCTCATTAGTTACCCTCCAGTGCTGTTACTCTAGCTTCCAAGGCTTCGATCTTGGCTATACTTTCCTTCAGTGCAGCCGTTAGCAGTGGCACCAGTTTGCTCTGGTCAATACCTTGCATGACCGCATTGCCATCATCGTCAACCTCATTGTGAGTACCTGTGACTGCCTCTGGGACGACTGCCTGTGCTTCGTGGGCTAGGAAGCCATCAACACGGGAGCCGTCTACTTTCCATGCAAAGTTTACTGGGTTCAGCGCAAGCACACGTTCAGATGAACCTGTCATTGGCTGCACATCTTCTTTCAGGCGGTAGTCGGATGAGGTGTTGAAGGATGTGGACGATGTTGTGACAGATATGCCACCAACTGTTGTGCTGCTTCTTGCAAACTGCGCTACATTACCATTTGAACTACCACGATTTAAATACAAAGATGCACTATTATTAATTGAGGCTTGCAGTATACCTAAACCTTGCAAAATACAGCCATCAACACTAGGCCAACTTCCACTTGTATTACCAACTCTTAGGTTACCGCTGCTGTCGATGCGCATGGCTTCTGCGTTATTTACACGGAAGTCCATTTCATTAACATCGTGACTATAGCGAATGCGGCCCATCACTTCCTCAGCAGCACTAGTGCCATCTGCAAATGCTATAGCACCTTGAGATGTAGTTCCTGTAGCAATAGTAATACCGCCACTTGCTGCATTATAGACAACAAGGTCATCAATGTTTGAATTGTAAGAACTAGGCGAACTCGTCCCAATGCCAACCCGATTGTTCGTACTGTCAACGTAAAGCGTGTTGGTGTCTACGGTCAGGTCACCAGTAACAGTAACGCTTCCTGAGAATGTACCGCCTGTGCTTGCTGGAACCATGTCCGCAGTCGTGAAGGACTTAAACGCTACAATGTTAAGCTCATCACCCGTAGCCGCGCCAGAGGCCAGCACAATGCTTGTGCCATTGTTTGCAGTGTAATCTGTGCCATCTTCTAAAGTTATGCCATTTAATGTAACAATCAGATTTTGCTGAGTATATGATAACGTAGCTGCATTATCATCAGCGCCAGAAAATGTTGTTTGTCCCGATGTGGCTGTGTAATTATAATTTAACAAAGACACGTTGCCAGCCGATGTTGCTGCAATCCAGTTCGCACCATCGTACACACGCATTTCATTGGCAGTGCTGTTAAAATACAGATCGCCAGCATTTAGCGGATCACCATCATTGTCCGTTGTTGGATCAGATGTTTTGCTGCCAAGGTAAGTATCGTCAAAGTTATCAAAAGCAGACGCCGCAGATGCAGCCG